GATGGTATATACCGTTGAAACGTTGCCCGCTTTTTCTATTAGAGACGGGAAGAACTTATGAGTAATCTATGGGTAACACCAGAAGAGCTTGGCGACCATGCTGACTCTGACTATGCCTATGATGCTTGTAAGACAGCTTCTTATCTTCTTTGGGGGATGTCAGGCCGTAAATTTACAGGGATTACAACTGTCACAGAGCGTTATGTATCATCTTTTGATCCATACCTAAGGACTGCTGGTTCAAATTTTAATTATTCTCCAGTACTTGTTGATGGCAGAATAGAAAACGTTCCATATGTGGGATATGGGTATGATAAAGATTATCAAGGAGATGGAACAACCGCTTCATCTCGTCTAAGACTTCGTGGCCGTAAAGTTGTAAAAATTCACACCGTTAGAAATTTAGACGGCGAAATGGTAGACCCAAGTAAGTATTATCTTGCAGATCACTCGACCCTTATCGGCGTATCAGGAGCCAACTGGTTCTCTTCTCGTGTAGAGGTTACATATACCTATGGAAGCCCTCCACCAACGGCTGGAAGGGCTGCTGCACGCATTCTAGCCACCGAGCTAGTCAAACTATATGAAGGTGACGATACTTGCGCCCTACCGCAACGTGTGACCTCTATATCTCGTCAGGGAGTTTCTTACACTCTTCTTGATAGCCAAGACTTTATTGATGAACTTCGCACTGGTATCTATGCTATCGATCTATTTCTTAAGACAGCTAACCCAGACAAGGCTCGTGCTCGTTCACGAGTATTTTCACCAGATATTCCTCGTGCTCGCCGTATTACTGGCGCATCACCTCTTTATCCTCTTAGCGCAAACGATCTCTATGTTGGCGCAGATGGAACATCTAACATTTATTATTTTTCAGAGATTGCTGCCGACTTCCTAGACGGAGACAGCGCTTGGACAATCCTTACTGAGGTATCAGACATTAATAACAACACAACCACAGAAATCCCTAACGCTGCTGTTATTGATCGTGTAGAAAACACAATCCGAGTAAGTGCCACATTTACACAAATCAACAGCATTGTTGGTCCCCGTGATCCAGGTGTACTCGATCTTTATGCAGTGCGTCCAAGTCTTGCTAATCCTGCGGTGAATGAAGTTGTTCACCTTGTCTCCAGCAACGTAATCGTTCAGCTGGGGGAAAGAACAATTCCAATCTATACTGTGTAATACGACAACCTAAAGACAAGAGGACATATGCCTACACCTATTAATACAGCAACTGTTGATGATGGAGCTAAAAACCTAGCTGCTCTTATGCAGGGAGTTCTTGACTCCGTCATTAGCACATATGCATCATACACAATGCCGCTACCAGGTCGTAGATATTGGACTCTTGGAGAGCCTTCAGTAGACTGCGAGCAAGTTGTAGTTTCTATGCTGCAAATGTATATCGGATCTCCAGGAGATGAAGCAACTGAGCCACGACGCTGTAATGACCCGAGAAGCGCAACACTTATTGTTTCTGTTTCTAGAGAAGTCCCTACAGTTTCTGCTAACGGCAAAGCACCAGCAGCAGATGATATTCAAGCTTTTTCCGAAATTTCTGCATACGATGCATGGATTCTTTTAGATAGCTCACGGGCTCTTGACCAGTGGGCTACGGGTGGTTCGTTTGGCCTAGGTGTTATTGCAACTGTTGAAACAAATGCTCCAGAGGGTGGTTTTCAAACAGTTACAATGACTATTACAGTGGCGGTTCCATAATGACTGTAAAAATTCAATACTTTAAACCAGCTATTCAACGACTTCTATACGATACTAACGGCGATGTAGGAAGATATTTAAAAAATCAAGGTGATGAAATTATTAGATTAGCTAAGCAGCAAGTGGGGTATAAAACAGGAAGACTTCAAGGATCTATTGCACATAAAAGACATTTTAGAGATTCTAGGGGTCAACAAATGTGGATTGGTTCTGACGTGAGATATGCATTAATCCACCACGAAGGACGAGGTCCTCAAGTAATAGCCCCTAGATATGCAAAAGTTCTTCGTTTTGTCTCTAGAGGAAAAATAGTCTTTGCTCATAAAGTTATAAATAAAGGTACTAAGGCTAATAAGTATCTTTCTGACCCTATGCGTAAAGTGATAGAATAATAAGGCAACAAATCAACGACAGAAAAGGAAATAATACATGACAACACGATTTAAGGATTTTGGAAGTGGTGGAGAAGTTAATCTAACTCCACTGTCTTTTAAACTTCATGGAGAAGAGTTTCATTGCAAGCCTAGTCTTCAAGGAAAAGCCTTGTTAGATATGGTTTCTAATGCAAAAAGTGGAGAAGCAGAAGATGTTTCCCACACAATTACAAGTTTTTTCTCTAAGGCTATGATTCAAGAAAGCTACGACAGATTTCTTGTATTACTAGATTCCTCAGATAAAATTGTAACTATTGAATCTCTTGGAGAGATTACTGCTTGGCTAGTGGAAGAGTATTCAGGCCGCCCTACGTCGGGGCCAGAGCAATCTCTGAGTGGGCAGTAGAACTCTGGCCGTATGTAAATGGAAAAGCTATAGTGAACGGACTTAAATTGGCTGAGTTAGAGATGTCTGACATGTTAGATGTTATGCATTTTTATATGGAAGAAGATTTTTCTCGCTCTTCTACTGCTGAGCAAAGTGAGGCCAAAGATAAGGCTAGAGAGTTGATCTATTCATCACTCTATAACCAAAAATATACTTTAGCTAGAAAAAATAAAGACTATCAGACAGCAAACTCTAGTGGAGAATTCTACGAAGACGAGATAGTCCCTGTAGATCCTTTAAAGGAACCTACGAAGTCTTATTTTCCCTCAACAGACTTCAACCCAGAATCGCCAAAACCCTTTGGTGATCTACTAGATGCCCCTATCGGCAACTAGTTTTTACTTGCATTGGAGGTGATGGCTTGTGGCAGTAGTTGGTAGTGCAGAGATAATTGTTAGAGCCATCACCGATGGTGTTAAAAAAGATATTGACAGAGCATTTAACGATGCCGATTCAGCTGGTGACAGAGCTGGTGTTAAAGCAGGTAAAGCTTTTTCTAGAGGATTTAAAAATCAATCTGATGGAAGAATATTATTTGGAAAATTTTACGACGCTAAAGCAATAGCTGGTCTTCAAAAAACCAGACAAAGATTTTTAGATTTAAACGCTTCAGCATATCTACTATCAGTGGGTATTACCGCAGTAAGTGGTGTTCTAGGTTCTTTAATAGGTGGTTTAGGTGTCGTTGCAGCAGTAATTGCAGCTTCTGTAGCTCCAGCATTCTTAGGATTAGTTGGAATACTAGGGACAATTGTAGCTATTGCAGGTACTTTAAAGGCAGTGTTTAGTGGTGTAGGTGATGCACTAAAAGCTCAGGGAGAATCAGCTGCAGGTGCTGCAGAAAGAGAAAAAGCTTTAGCCCAGGCAACAAGAGCTCTTGAAGATGCAAAATATAATTATAACGAAACTGTAAAAGAAACTCAAAAAAGAACAAAAGCTGCAGCAGATGCTATCGAATCTGCAGCAGACGCAGAAGTGGATGCAAGACGTAGTGTAGAAAACGCTGAGCGTGCGTATCAAGATTCGGTTGAAGAAACTGCTGAAGCGTTAGAAGCAGTAACTGAAGCTCGTGAAGAAGCAAAAGAAGCTATTCAACAACTTCGCTTCGAGCTTGAAGGCGGAGTTATTTCCGAGAAAAAAGCACGCCTTGAGTTTGAAAAAGCTCGTGAATCTTTACAACGTGTTCAAGATCTTCCACCTAACTCTCGTGCTCGCCGTGAGGCTGAGCTTGCTTTTGCTGAAGCAGATCTTAACCTTCGCCGTGCTATTGATAAAAATGGAGATTTACGAAAGAAAACCGCTCAAGCCAATAAAGAGGGTATTGACGGAAACAAAAACGTAATATCAGCAGAAAAAAACCTAATAAAGGCTCGTCAAGCTCAAAATAATGCTGAAGTAGATGCATTTAAAGCAGCTAAAGATTTAACAAAAGCAACTAAGGATCTTAGTGAAGCAAGGGCATTTGCAGCAAAAAACGGCGAGCTAGAAAAGAAAAATTTAAGAGATCTTGAGCTTGCACAACGTGCTGTAACAGATGCTACTCAGGCTCAAAAAGACGCTATGACTAGCGGCGGTCTTAGTGAGTATCAAAAGGCAATGGAAAACCTTTCTCCAGCAGCTCAGGACTTTGTTAAAGCTATGGAGCCTATTAAAAAGGCTTTAGGTGACCTTAGAAAGGAAATGCAAGAAGAGTTTTTCCCAGGATTTACAGAAGCAGTAACTGGACTTGCAAATGTATATATTCCCTTACTTACACCGTCTTTAAAAGCTTTAGCAGGAGAGCTTGGGAATGTTGCAAAGAAATTTAAAGATGCTTTTGTTACTCCAGAAAAACAAGCAGAAATAAAACTAATATTTGATGATTTTGTAATTATTACTGGCAATCTTGGAGATGCATTTATTGATTTATCTTCTGCGTTTACAACACTGCAAGCAGCTTTTTCACCATATGTTGTTGAATTTTCAGAGTTTGTCAAGAAAAAAGCAGAGTCATTTAAAAACGCTGTAGAAGAGAAAAAAGCAAATGGTGAATTAAATGACATATTTAAAAAAGGAACAGATGTATTAAGAGATCTTTCTGCAGCTATTGGAAACGCTATTTCAGCTTTAGCGAATTTTACTGATGCTGCCACTGGTCCCGGTAGTGGCGGTCAAATTTTCTTAGATTGGCTAAAAGAGACCACAGCTGATTGGGAAAAGTTTACTGCTGGAGGAGACGAAAATTCTGGTTTAGTACAAACAATTGCTGATCTTGCTACAAATGCTACTAAGGTTTTAGATCTTTTTGGAGATCTAATTTTAATCCTTGTAGAGATAGCTGCTAGTAAAGGTTTTGGCGAATTTGTAGATAAACTTAGAGAAGCTACTCCTGTAATTAAAGACATAGCTTTAAAAATTACAGAAGCTTTACCAGCTTTCGGTGATTTTGTTAAATCTTTAGCAGACTTTGTTAACGTTGTTGTTGATGCAGCGCCAATTCAGCTATTCTTTAACATACTAAAGGGCGCTTTAGATACTCTTGTATTTGTCCTTGATAATCCTGTTGGTAAAGCTCTTCTCGCCTTCAGTGGTCTTCTTCTTGCTGGTTCTATTGCAGTCAACAAGATATCCGCCGCTGTTACTTTCTACAAAGGTGCTCTTCTTGGAGCCTACGCTAATATAAAACTTTTTTACACTTCAGTCACACAAAGCACTATCTTTGTTAAAGCAAAAACAGCTGCTATGTGGCTACTAAACACAGCTGGTAAGGCTCTTAGGGCAACACTTACCCTTTTAAATACAGTATTTATGCAGACCCCTCTAGGAAGAATTATTTTCCTTGTTGGACTTGTTATCGCAGGATTTGTTTCACTTTATAAAAATAGTGAAAAAGTTAGAGAAATTGTTGACGAAGCATTTAAAAAAGTTAAAGAGGCAGTCGAAAAAGCGTGGACTTGGATCAAAGAAAATTGGCCAGAAGTTCTTGCATTTTTAACTGGTCCAATTGGAAAAGCTGTATTAGCAATTGTTAAGAATTGGGATGATATTGTTGCTTATGTAAAAGAGATCCCACAAAAACTTAAAGATGGTGCATCCAAAATGTGGACATGGGTTACAGACTACTTTAAGGAACAATGGGATCTAACTAAAAAAGATGTAAGTGCAATGATCACTTATGTCAAAGAACTTCCTAAACGTATGAGAGAGGCAGCATCTGGTCTTTGGGACGGGATAAAAGACTCTTTTAAGAGTGCCATAAACTGGATTATTGAAAGGTGGAATGATCTTTCATTTGAGCTAAAATTCCCAGATAAAATTTTTGGAATTCCTCTAGGGCCTCTAGCTGGTAAAGGTTTTACATTAGACACTCCAAACATTAAGCCGTTTGCAAAAGGTGGAATTGTCTCTCCTTCACTTGGTGGAACTCTTGGTCTTCTTGCTGAAGCAGGGCGTCCAGAGCGTGTAGAACCTCTTGATCCAGACGGACTTTCAAAACGTGACAAAGCTATGATTTCAATGTTAGCTGGCCCAGCTGGTGGTATTAATATCATAGTCAACCCGTCAGCAGGTATGGATGAGCGTGAGCTTGCAAATCTTGTATCTCGTCAACTTGCTTTCCAACTTCGTAAAGGTGCTGCATAATGACTCCAATCTACAACCAAGGGCAGGAAAATAATTTTGTAGATCGTGGGTTAACTCCGCTTCCACAACCTCATCTAACTGGCATGAAACTCAAGGCAGATATTGTCCTTGGAGAATTTGTTTTTAATACAATTGATGAATATGGGGTTACATGGGTTATTACTGACCTTGAAGGATGGTGGCAACACCCAGAGCCAGAAATGCCAGACATTCCTCGGGGATATGGGGACGGGTCTTATGATATCAAGGGTAGATACCAATCAAGAATTATTAACTTAGTTGGTACTTTTCTTACACCAACACCCGATCTTGTAGAAGCAGCTCGTGATAGGTTGGTAGCTGCTACAAATCTTGTATATCAAGGAGCATGGCTTAAAACTGGTCTTGAGTCTGACAATAAGCGTTCTTCATTTGTAAGACTTAGTGGTGCTCCAAGTATTCAAACAACTACTGCACGAGGTCGCACAGACTTTTCAATTGGTTTAAAAGCAGCAGATCCGATTAAGTATGCTTGGAATGACTCCGAGCCAGAGGGATACACTGTTTTAGAAATTCCTGCATCCAATAGAAGCACTGCTGCTACAGGGGTAGACACTGTAAATAATATAGGAAACGTTGCAGTACCAGCTCAGTTTGAAATTTCTGGACCTATTACTGGTCCTGCTCGTGTATACAACAGAACTACAGATAAACTTTTATACATTGTATCTAACCTAAGAGGACGTCTAACATCTTCTATTGTCAACAAACAACTTACTTTCAATGATGAAACTCTTGATGACGTTGTAACCCTCACAACCACGACTTCCCACGGGCTGCTTACTGGAGATACTGTTGAGATCAGTGGGCTTTCAGAAGACTACTTAAATGGTGCTTTTGAAGTTACATCTACTCCTACCAGCACAACTTTTACATTTAACGTGTTTCCTAATGTAGCATCTATTGCAACTATTGTATCTAAAAAACTACAAAACAACATTGCAACAATTACAACAAGAA